TATTGTCGAAGATGCCGATAAGCCAACAAAGAAAATCGAAGAGCCTGTTGTAGAAAAAACTAAAGTCGAACCAGTAATTGAAAAGGTTGAAGAACCTATCGTTGAAGATGGTTTTGACGCCGATGCCACAGATATTGATGGCGATGGTTTTGTTCAAGACGGCACCCCACATCAACGCCCAGTTGAGGAGAAATAATGCCTACATTCCGCCACGGTAAAAATGTCAATGTCTTTTTAGATGAATATGACTTTTCAACCTATTTTAATAGCGTCAGCGCTTCAACAACTATTGATACCGCCGAGACAAGTGCCTTTGGTACATCCGCAAAGTCCTATGTTGTAGGTCATCGAGATGGAACAGTCTCGCTATCAGGTATGTTTGAATCAACAACATCAGTTGGTACTGACCAATTCTTTGCAAGCGCTCTTGGCTCAGCCACAAAAATTAAACTAATCGTTGCTCCTGAAGGTCATTCAAATGGCGCTGGAGCAATCTTGCTACAAGCAGACGATACATCCTATGAGGTCTCAAGTGCCATCGCGGATATTGTCCAAGCAAGCGCAGAATTCCAATCAACAGATGCAGTTGAACACGGGGTAATACTTTCCTCGGGTGCGACTGTTTCCGCGACTGGAAATGGAACAGGCGTAGATAATACTCTTGCAACCAGTAATGGTGGTGCAGGTTTTCTATCGGTTCCAGTAAATACCCGTAACGGAAACATCACAGTAAAGATTCAACACTCAGCAGATAATTCAACTTTTGCTGATTTGATTACTTTTACCGTGGTGAGCAGTACAACTAAGACTTCACAAAGAGTCGAGGTTGCTAGTGGTACAACAGTAAATAGATACCTACGCGTGAACTACACAGTCGCAGGTTCAACAGGCTCGGCTACCCCTGTGGTGGCTTTTACTAGGAGGTAAAAAACAATGCCTACATTTCGTCATGGTAAATCCACCGTATTCAAGGTAGACAATTCAGGTGGAACACTTACCGATATTTCAAACACACTTACAGATGTTGGATTCCCACAAACAGTAGACACAGCCGAGACCAGCACTTTTGGTTCATCAGCGAAGTCTTATGTAGTTGGGCTAACAGATTCATCACTCAGCATCGCAGGAAACTTTGATGCAACAGTTGATGCTCACTTGGCTGGAGTTCTAGGTCAAGCGGCTTCACTTTCATTCGAGTATGGTCCTGAAGGTTCAACAGCAGGGTATGTCAAGTACACAGGAGAGGCTTACCTAACTTCTTACGAGAAGAGTGGTGCTATCGGAGATGTAGTGTCATACTCAGCAGAGTTCCAAGTGACAGGCGCCATTACACGCGGTACCTATTCATAATAGGAATTGATTCAAAAAAACTTAATAAATTATCGTGACCAACCTAGTGTCCCAAGGAGAACAAAATGGCAGATTTACGCGGAAAGATATTTTCGGCTGACGATATTGCGAAGGAATTAGTGGAAGTCCCTGAATGGGGAGTTTCAGTAGAGATTCGTTCTATGACAGCAGGACAAAGAGCAACACTTACTGAGGGGGCAACCTCGGCAGATAAGGTCGATGTTTCTAATATGTACGCAAAGACTGTTATCGCAACTGTATTCGACCCTGAAACGGGTTTACCAGTCTTTACCGAGAATGACCGTGAAGCGATTCTTTCAAAGAATGGCGCAGTCATTGAGCGTTTGGCAACAAAGGCTCTTGGCAGTTCAGGTCTAGGTGAAAAGGCGGTAGAAGAATCACAGGCGCGATTTCCTCAAGAATCCTGAAAGACGGTTTCTTTTTGAACTAGCAGAAAAGTTAGGTCGGACGGTGGGAGAACTTCTTTACGGAAGTGAATCCCACCGCCCACTTAGCAGTATGGAATTAACTGAATGGAACGCGTTCTATCTTCTTAAAGAAAAAGAGCGCGAGAAAGCCGAGAGAAGAGCGAAGGCTAGGAGATAAATGGCTGAGTCACCAACCATGGAAGTCCGCGCTCGGTTATCGGCGGACTCAGCCCAGTTTACTCAAGGCATGGACAGAGCCGTTAAATCGGCTAATGAGTTTCAACAGGCTTCATCTAAATTACAAGGTTCACTAACAGCGATTGGCGTTGCCTCGGGCGCGGCAATCGCTGGGCTTATTGCTTTTGGAATGAAATCTTTCAAAGCGGCCGCAGAGGTTGAGCGTTTAGATTTAGCGTTAGAGGCAGTCGGAGCATCTAGCGGTAAAGGTTATGAGGCATTAAAGCAAGCATCTGATTCGATGCGAACAGTCGGCATCCAAGCGGCTCAGGCTCAAAAGACAACATTAAAGTTTGCTCAATCAAATATAGATTTATCAAAGTCTGCTGATATTGCTCGGGTTGCTCAAGATTTATCCGTAGCATCTTCAATGAGTGGTGAAGAAGCACTTAGTTCTTTAACCATGGCTATAACAACTGGCAACACAAGAATTTTGCGTCAAGTAGGTATTACGACAGACGCGGGTACAGCCTATGGACGCTATGCAAGTTCAATCGGAAAAGCGGCTAAAGATTTAACTATGGGTGAACGCCGTCAAGCGGTTATGAATCTTGTACTTAAAGAAGGAACTAAAGCGGCGGGTGCTTTTGCTTTGTCTTTACAATCACCAGCAAAATTAGTTGAAGAATTTAGCCAACTAAATAAAGAGTTACAAGTAACTATGGGCGCGGCGCTTCTCAAAGGCTTTGGTCCAATTATTAAATCAGCATACGGTTTTCATGCGGCAATCGTTAGAGCCGTTGGTTCAGGTGGAAAATTAGAAAAAGTAGTTGAGGCTATTGGAAAAGTATTAGTAAAACTTACAACCCCTGTTGCTACTGTTGTAGATAAATTTACAGAGTTTATTGACGGCATGGATTTGACTGGTACTAAAGTAGATGACCTTGCTGGTAAATTTGAAATGATTCTTCCAGTCGTAGCAGGGTTCGGAACCGCCTTTGCGACTATGGCTGGTAAAAATGTTTTTGGAAACATCCCTATCTTTGGCAACCTGCTTAAAATGCTTAACCCAGTAGCCGTTGGATTTGTTGCTATGGCTTTGACATCTACGCAAGTTCAATCAGCAATGGGTCGTTTACTTAAAGCGTTACAGCCCTTACTAAGTGTAGCCAAAAATATCGCTGATATATTTAGTAAAGTATTGGCTGTTGCGGTTATGGTATTCGCGGCGGCAATTAACGGAGTTGCTGTTGTTGTTGAAAGAGTTGTTGGGTTTTTACAAAAATATAAAACTGTTGCTTATGCTCTAGGGTCAATTTTAGCGGCGGTAACTCTTGGCATTATTGCTTACACAGTTCAAACAAGGTTGGCGGGTACGGCTACTACTCTAAAAGCCAATGCAACTAAGGCTTTGAATAAAGCCTTGCTTATTTTGAAAAGCACAATCTTTTTATATGTAGTCGCTATCGCGGCTCTTGTAGCGGCGTTTGTCTACGCATGGAAAAATAGCGAGACATTTCGTGAGGTAGTAACAAATGTATTTAATTCAGTTGCTCAGGCAGTCGGAACAGCATTATCATTTATTTTAACAGGCTTGGGCAACCTCTTAATTGCTTTTGGAACCGCAATATCTCCCGCCACATCTTTTGGTCAAACTTTAATTAGCGTATTCCAATTTGTTTATCAGACTGTTCTTACCGTAGTTATTGGCGTGGTCAAGAGTCTGATGATGTTCCTCAACGCCTTGAAGTATGTTACTAGCGGACAGACAGCCTTTGGCAAGGTAGTTCGAGCAGTCCTTAATTTTGTGTTCAAAGCCTTTGCAGTAGTAGTCGGTGGCATCCTTAAATTTATTGGCTTCTTCCTAGAGGCTCTTGGAATGTTGCTTGATACTCACGGAATTGTTGGCAAGATTATTGGAATGGTTCTTGACTTCCTTTGGAAAACCTTTGCTACTGTTATCGGTGGAATCATCAAGTACATCGGGATGTTTATTGAGTTCCTCGGTAACCTTCTTGACACAAACAACCTAGTAGGTATGTTAATTGCCAAGGTTCTTGATTTCTTGATTGATGCCTTCGCTACGGTATTTGGCGGTATTTTTAAGTACATCGGAATCTTTATTAGTTTCTTGGGCGACTTGCTTGATGCCAATTCATTTATTGGTCAAGGCATAGCAAAAGTTATTAACTTTATTGCTAGCGTTTATTTTACTTTGGTTGAGAAAGTAAGCGGTTTCTTAGCGACTTTAGTAGGTGCTTTAGTTAATTGGCTTAAGGGTAATCGTGAAACCTTAGAGGCTGGAATTGATTTATTTAATAAATTTGCTGAAGGAGTTGGTAAAGCCTTTGCTTTTATTCCATCAACCTTAGCCCTCCTTCTTGAAAAGTTTGGTGATTTTTTTAAGTCTGCTTCTAAAGGTGTAGCCGATTTTATTACAGAAATAGCCAATGGCTTACGCCTTATCCCTAAAATTGGTGCGGCGTTAGCGGCGCCTCTTGATAAAGCGGCCGCTTCAATTACAGGCTTTGGAACCAAAGTTGAAACTGCTTTTGACAATGCGGCAAAACCACTTCGTTCTTTTGCAACAACTATCACTAATGCTACAAAACAAGTAATAAGTGATAAAGGATTCGGCGAATTAGTAACTAAGGTAGAAACAGTTCAAAAGGCTCTTGTAGCCGTTAGCAAGACAGCCAACACTCTAAAAGAAAAAGAATTTGGAACCGACTTAGTTAATTTCATTTCGGGCGGACTTAAAAATATCGGTGCTGTTTCAAGCAAAATTGGTAACACAATCCTTGAAGTTACTAAGGCTCCTATCGCCGAAGGATTAGTTCAGGCTATTTCTGATGCTTTAACTACGGTAGGTGGTTTTGCTAAGAAGGCTGGAGAGACAGTTCTTGAGGCTGGCGATATTAAATTAGGAACAGAACTGGTTCAAATGCTTTCTGATGCTTCCAAGTTTATTGGTGGAGCAGTCAGTAAAGTTGGAGATTTTGTAAGTGAATTAAAGCAGTTTGAAGTTGGCGACATACTTGGTGACTTTATTGGTGATGTAGTTGATTTTGCAATTCCACAACTTGAGAAGTTAGTCAATGTTATGGAAGGTCTCAAAGATGTTGAGGTCGGTAAGTTCTTAGTTGAAAACCTAAGTTCACTAAGCCTAAAGGCTGGCGAGACAATTCTCGGCTTTGCCTCAGCCGTTAAGTCATTTACTACTGGCAATGTCCTTGGCAAAATTACAGATGCTTTTGGTGAACTCGGAGACAAATTAAAAACAGGTCTTGGCTTTGGAGACATTCTTGAAGAGGAAAGAAAACGCGCCGCGGCTTTAGAGGGTATGAACGACGAGGACGACGCCACCCTAGATGAGTTACAAAAGTCCGCTGACTTAATGAAGAAGATTCGTGATGCTATGACGGCTGGTATTGAGTCAATGCGTGATGTTCTAACAGATTTACAAGATGCGGCTAAACAGTTTGCCGATTCACTTAAAGACACAATTTTAAGTTTTGCTGGTCTTAAGGGAGTTGAGTTACCTGATGGATTTATTCCAAAGGCTAAGTCCCTTATTGAAAATATGCGTATGCGCTTGGATAAGAGCCAACAATTCGCAAACCAAATCCTTACACTTCAAGGCTTAGGACTTGATGCTAAGGCTATTCAAGATTTAGTCGAATCAGGACCAATCAAAGGCGCTCAATTAGCGGCATCAATCCTTGGT